ATATTTAGATTCTATATCCTTTATATCACCTTGAAAGTCATCCACATCAATAATACCAAACCCACCCCAAGCAACCACGTTATCATTAGCCCGAGTGGTATCAGGCAAATACGTAGCAGGACTGATAAGAGGAGCTTTAGATTTAGTAGGGTATTTTGAAGACTCTGCGAGCCTATAAAAGACTTCTTCGAATTCTTCGAAGTTTTTGTAATCCATTCTTTTGACAGTTTGGTTGTCATAAATGCTATCGAATATCGTTAGGGATATTTCCATGATTATCTTCATGTGATGGTGGTGTCCAATCATCGGGTTTAGTTAAATCTGGTAAGCCCAATGGATTAGGTCTTTCTTTTTTAATACCTACTTTTTTAGCCATATTAGCTTTATGAACTTCATCCCAGGCTTTATTGGCATCTACGCCAAACGCTAGGAGTGTTCCTATTGCTACAACGCATAGGTCTATAAGCCCATCAACAATTTCTTCATTGTCTGAACTTACCATTGCTGATTCTGTTTCTTCTAATTCTTCTCTTAAGAATTGAATTCTAAAATCTAAGTATAGTCTTAACCTATCCTTATTTTCAGGATCCAACACCCACTTACGTACACCATACTTGTCTTGCATATCAAATATATCTTGTACCCAATTAGAACTCATTACACTATCACTCCTTGTGGTGGAGTAATAATCCCAGATCTAGCTTGTTTAAATTGATTTAGAAGTTCATCTACTGGATCGATCATAAACATAACATCTTGTTTTTTAAGAACTAATCCATCTTTAGCTTTAGTATAAGGCATAAAGGGCATAAAGCCTATCTTTCCTTCACCAGCTGGTATCATGATAATAGCATCTTTTATTTGATACGTATCCTCACTTGTATTAGCAATCTCAGCGATAATTTCTTCGCCAGAAGTTAATCTAATTAATTTAATACTTTTCATATTTTTTTCTCGTTATGTATATTATACCATAGTTTTTTACAAATGTAAAGGTTTAATTTAAAAAAGATTCTAATGTTGATATTTCCTTTGAAGTCCAACCTATAGCATCTAGTACTGGTTCAATTGGATCTAAGAATGTTTTTTGAAATTGTAATTCATAATCAATATATTTATGTAAACCAAATTCTTCAGGGAGATAATCTGGAAATGAGATCACATTCTCCTTAATAGGATTTGGAACACGTAAATATGTAAACTTTATCTTTTCTCCATTACCAATCTTTTGGTATCGTTTTTGAAGAGAAAGATCTTGTAATAATTTGTTGTAAAGTAATCCCCCACGTGCGTGTATGGGCGTACCCTTTTTATAGATCAATTCATTATCTTTATATGCATTAATCTTTGTAATTCCTCGAGGAAAGGCTATTTCATCTGGTTTTAAATTTCTAAAATATTCTTTAAATTGATCAATAGCTATTTGAACATCATTTTCATTGCCAGCAACTATTACTTTAAATATATTCTTCAATGCTTGTCGACAAGGAGCAGGAGTAGATGATTTAATCGCTTCAATTCCCATAATCTTTAAATGTGGTTCTTTATATCGAACGCCTTCATTATCTTGAACATTTAAGACATATCTTTTTTTAGCTGTCCATATTCCTCTATCGGCTATTACTTCACGAGTCATAACCATTCTATTTTCTATTCCGCCCATGACATCATAAAATCCATCATATGCTTTTACTAATACTGGTTCTAATACTTGATTGCATACTTTATCTAAGAATTTAATAGGATCTTTTCCACTTGTTTCTGGAGTACGTTCTACTAATGGTCCTAAATTCACATATAACGAATCAGTATCAATTGCTATAACGTAATCTACATTATCAGTTTTTAAAACCTTGTTCAGACTCGCATTTAGCGCTAGTTCGGCCCAACGAATAATAAGTTGACCTGTTAATGTAATACCTTCGGCAATTCTTTGATCGAAAAATCTAAACCATTTATTTCCCATTGCACCATAAAGAGAATTGAGAAGAATTTTAGTTGCGATTTGCTTATTTTCATTTTGATTAATATCTCTTTCAATTCGATATATTTCTTGCTTATTTTCTTTGTCAACATTTTCAAGTTCTTTTTGAGCATTGTTCTTAGCTTTTTTAACTTGAACTCTTTCACTATACATTTCATCAATTATCTTGGGCAATACTCCTAATTTATTAATATTAAAATATTGTCCATTTGCTGCTACTGCTTTTCCTTTATTGTCAACAATACTTGGATTTTTTAATATTGAATTAACGTCTAAACTAGCTACTTCTCCATTTGAAATAGTTTCAGGAGACATATTAAGTTGCATAATAATAGAAGGATATAGTGAATTCAAATCAAAACTAACTACATAATTATGCATACCTATTTGAGGTTCTTTCACATATCCGCCTGGATATGGAGATTTAGTTTTGTCTTCATTGAACGGTACTGCTATTTTATCTTGATAGAGATCTCTATAAATGATAGAATCCCATATTGCTGTTGTACCAAAGGTATCACCATAATTTACTCCACCACGATAAGCCATGGTAAGACATAAAGTGATAAGACCCATTTTATCTTCTATACGATCTACTAATTCTACATCTTTAATATTATAATCAATAAACTTTTGATGATCATGTAAGTATAAACTGTATAGGCTTTGAAATTCTTCAAATGATAGTTTAGTATCACCTAATACTACATTTGCAATATGATTTAATTTATATGTTTCTTGTGGTCCATACGAATAACCAAATTTTTGAAATAGTTCAAGATAATCTAAGTGTTCGATTCCACCTAGTTCGTATGTTTGTTCTCTTTTTAAACTACCTCGTCGTTGAAGAATTCTTGAATCAACCATTCCCCATGGAGAAAGTTTCTTTTCTTCTCCTGGTATGAGTTTGTTAATTCTATTAACTAAATAAGGAATATCAAAAAATCGAGAGTTCCAACCAGTAATAATATCTGGAGTATGTGAAGGAGTAGACCAATGTGTTATGAAGTTTTTTAGAAGGTCGATCTCATTTTCACATTTTTTATAGACCACTCGATTTGTTTCCATAAGAGATTTTTTAACGTCATAATCACCTAAACCCCAAGTAAAATATGTGTTGTCTCTATTATTTTTAAGAGTAATTGCAGTAACTTCTTTCTGCGCGTCTTCTGGATGTGGGAATCCATCGTCTGATGCTACTTCAATATCAATTGTAGTAACATTAATTAGGCTACGATCAAATTCAATCGTGCCAGGAAAGTAATCATTTATAAATGTTGAAAGGTATCTAATGTTACCATAGATGTGTCGACCTGCAACAAACTGATTTTGTTCAACCCATTCTTTTGCTTCTCTCATACCTTCGAACTGAAGAGGTTCGACAGTAGTACCGTCAAGCGCTTTCCAGCTTCCTTTGTTAGAGCTTACAAAAAGGGTAGGTTTATATTTAATTTTACGAGATACTTTTTTACCGTTATCATATCCACGGTAAAGTATCATCTGGCCATAACGACATACGTTTGTATAAAACTTCATAATGTATATATTATATCACACTTCCTTTCAAATGTAAAGGTTTATTTTCATTATCCGATAGGTACCGTGATGGTACCTAAAGGGAAATGGAATTGGTAGGAAACTAACCTACTCCTCTCGGGTTCCGGTATCTATGCACCGTTTCTAACCGAACGCATCACTAGAGCTTACAATTCCAAATCCTAATATATTAAGATCCTATTTTGATCTTTTGAGGACGCTTTTCTTCTGGAATGTCTAATTGTAGATTAACTACAAGAACACCATCCACTAGATCAGCACCATCTGCAACAACATACTCTGCAAGCCTAAAGCTTTTAGAGAATTTGCGTGATGATATACCTTTGTACGCATAATCACGTTCGTCTTCAGATTTAGAACCAGAGATGGTTAATGTACCATCTTTAAGTTCTACCTCAACATCATCTTTACTGAATCCAGCAAGAGCCATTTCAATATTGAAATGTTCTTCGTCGATTCGAACGATGTTATGAGGTGGATAATTATCCTGACCTGGAGTAACTGAAGTAAGCCTCTCGAGCTCTGCGAACAGAGGTTCGAAACCTACAAATAGTGAACGTGGATACGTTAAACTAAGATTTCTAGTCATCATCTTTTCCTCCTATTTTATTAGCAAGGTTAATGAGGCCCACCCCGTGTGGCACCTCTCGTATAGTATTTATACGGGCTTTGGTCCTTCTTTTGAAGGACTATTGCCAATATTATACTTAGGACATAGTTCCCACTCATTCTTGTCTTTATAAGATATTACCTTAATCTGACGGAGTGGTGCTATATCCTTTGCTGAATCAGGCTTAATTATTGTACATAATCCCCAATCAGCTAACAGAGTTGTAATAGTATTACGTCTCTGAATATCGTTTTCTATTAAGTTCGAGGGTTTCCCGTCTAATAGAAATAATTCTTTAAAATGTACGATGAAATATCTTCCTTGTTTGTGCAAGATATGACATGATTGAAATAGCTTATTATCCTTTCGAGATGCTACGCCAATGCGTGTTAGTGTTTCTCGTACCTTAAGAAAATCATCTGGTTCGCTTAGTGTGATCTCTAACATATCATTAGGAGACCAATCATTAATTTGTCTTTGTTCTTCCACCTTTATAAATCCTTTGTCTCAAATCTTCAATTTGACTATTATTAAGTAATGATAAAACAGATTTAGCTTTCTCATTGCTATACCCATAATATTCTTTAATGATATCGATACTTTGTATCTCGCTTGGTTTAAACCATTTAGAGAATCGATTTCGCTTCTTAATTATATTTATGAAAAAATCAAATTGAAGGCGTGATGGGAGGTGGTGATGTTGGTTCATTTCATTAGCATATAATACAGTATCTGGAAAATAAGAAAGAGATCGATTAATTAAAAAGGGTTGGTATTCCCCCTCAGTTATATCATCTACCATAATATTCTTTTTAGTAGTATTAATTGCTTTTACATAATCAAATGGATTCATTAGTTCATTCTCGAATATCCAAATTTGATAAGTTTTCCTTGTTCTTCTATAGCATCAATTATAGGAACTGTTCTAGATGTAGACCAATTTCTTCCATGGGTTTGCCAAGAATTTCCTCTATAGGATTCTCTTATCTTTATCTTGTTTTCATCATCTTTGGCAACTGTAAATAGTATTGAATGGCCTTCATTCTCAAAAATCCCTGTTATTGCTATTCCTTTTACTTTACTTCTTATTGTTTTCATAACTTTACCTTTGGATCAGAAAAAGGCTTACACATCATATGATCTACATAGGATTTAGCATCCGCTTCTTTTTTAAAAATTCTTTCAAATAATATTCTCTGGTCATCTTGAGCTATTACCCTATATCTGGTCTCGCGAGAATCATAATGAACTGGATGATATGAATATATATGTTGTTTCATTTAAACCTCACCTGTGACATTATCTCAGTTAAACAAGCAACCAAGTTTAATTCATGATCAGCAACAAATGCATTCTTGTATTGATAATCTCCCAAAATTAATACTAATTGAGGGATAGATTGTGGTTCAACATAATCTGTCATGTTGTCATAGATCTTTCTAAAAAGAGCTGCTGGTTCACTGTCCATATTATCAGATACCCATTGTCGCATAAGTTTAAAGTTTTTAAGTTTAAGATGCTCCATCAAATCAGATATTGCAATATCGCTTAATTGAACTAGTATACCACTATCTATAGATCCACTTGTACTATATCGTTGCAATTCATTAATAACTCTACGCCAGTCCGGCATGTGTTTCATTAACAATTCAGCTAAGACATTCTTCTCATATATGATTCCTTCCTTATCTAGTATCGATTCACATCTTTCCATGAATTGTACTAATAATGGTGGCATATCTTTTTGTGCAATATTAAATTCTACAACTGCACATCTAGAATGTAAAGGTTCTATAATTCGGTTTTTGAAATTGCAGGTTAGGATGAACCTACAGTTAGCACTAAACTCTTCTATAAAAGCTCTTAGTGCTGGTTGTGTGGATTGGGGATTTAAGTAATCCGCTTCATCTAGGATAACTACTTTATATCCACCTTGAAGGGAAACAGTACTAGCAAATCTTTTAATTTTAGTCCGAAGTGTATCAATACCTGATTCTTCTGATCCATTAACTAAAAGAAAGTCTAGACCAAGTTCGTTGCATAAAGCTTTAGCAACTGTTGTTTTACCTGTGCCGGGCGTCCCGGTAAGAAGCATATTGTGTAATTCACCTCCGTTAACAATATCTTCAAAAGTTGATTTTAAATCTGGTGGTAAAATACAATCAGCAACGTACTGAGGTCTATACTTTTCTACCCATAAGAACTCATTCACCATAGATCTCCCAAGATATAAGCGAGCTCTCGTTGAATGATCGCCAGCCATTATTCTCGGTATCCCATACGGGAATTTGTTCTGTTTCTTTAGTGGTTTTTTCTTCGAAGTGTTGGTTTATAGAATAATCCTTAATGCCGTTATTGGCATTAATAAATTTTGCATTTAAAGTGCAAGGCATTACTCGAACCTCCCCATTCTTTTTAAAGAATGTGACGGTTACGGTACCCTTTTTAAGGGCTTCTATAAGCTTCGGCTTTTCAATGTTTTTCATAATATAGCCTGTAATAATAAAGTAAGGTGGGGAGCTACCCCACCATTAAGCTCTTAGGAATCGTCTTCCTCGTCTGCGCCGTTTCCGACAACAGCCGCTTCAACTTCCGGTACTTCACCTGATGGTGTGTCTTCGCCCTTAGGTCGATTAGCTTCCAAAAAGGTAACTAACCTAGTCCTAAGACTTCCAACAGTCTCAAGTTCTTGTCCCTCAAAGCCACCACGCCTGGAACAGATATCAATTACCTGTACGCTCGTCGCGATGTCTTGAAGTGAAAGCTGAGGTGCTTCCTGTGTTTCTACTGCTTCAGTCATAATTTTCTCCTATGCATAGTAGACTATTATTATAAGACCCATGATTGGCATCTTATTTAATATCCTCATAACCACTCAATGATGTATGAGAATTCCTTGTACATGTATTTATACATGATATTCGCTTGCTTTCTCCAATGCTATAAAATAATTTATAGGATATGTAGAAGATGTCCAATGAGATATAAGCTTAGAACTTATATTTACATAGTAATCTCCTGGGAGAAGCTTTAAGTTTGGTATGTTAAAAATGAATTTAAAATCGTTAGTACAAGGGTTAGCATTATCTAATTCTAAAGAGAATGCATTGGAAGTTGCATCATTTGTATCATAAACCTCCGCTCGTACTGTGCCCTTGGACCCGTGCTGGTTCGCGCGTGAACCCCCGCATATAACTAATTCTGAATGACCTAATATCGCAGAAGCTTTTCTAATCTGATTGATATGATCTTCAGTAATATTAATAGAAAGTTCTGGATCTGGCATTGTGATCTCTTTGGTTGGAGTAGTAAGGATGGTTTTTTCCGAATAGAAATAATTCACCCTAGAGGTATCATATTTAATAATTACCTTATCTCCACCAAAATCTAGATCTGGTGTTTGGATTAAACCAATCACTGCAAGAAATTCGTTTAGATCGTAGATCCCGAATTCAACTGGAAAGGTTTCTGGAATGTGTGCTTGGGCCATGATGTTCTTGGCTTCAGCGATTGTTTTTAAATCTTGTCCTGGACCAATCAATATATTAGGATTAATCGAGGCAAAATTATGCAATACTTCTAGGGTTTCTTTACTTATTTGCATTTTTTGTTTCCTCATCATGAATCGATAAAGCGATAATCGCATAGTGCAATACTTTCATAAGATCATTTCTATGATCCTTGGGTAATCCTTTTCTTCCATAACGCTGGGCGTATTTAAGAATGTTACCTATTGCAAAACCTATACCATGACCGCAATCAACAATAAATTCAGTTGACTGAAACTTATTCTTGGAATAATGCGATTCATAGGTTTTATCTATATAAGAAGCTAACTCTTCGCAGAGCTCGCCTTCGTTAAACTTGTAATTATTTTTGTATGCTTTTCTTGTACTCATAGTGTCTATTATACCACACTTTTGGCCAAATGTAAACCTTTATTTTCTACTTATAACTCTAAAAATCCTCTTTAAAGGTTTCGTTCTCAGGTTGACCATAATCTAATTGTGCCCCCGAATCAACCTTAGTATAAAGGTCTAGAAAAGCTTCTTTTGTATCTTCGTCGAACCTAGCGATACAAAGATTAATAGCTTTCATCTTGTTATTGAAAATAGTAAAGCTTTGAACAATATGGCAAAGCCTTCGGGTTGATATAATCTCATCAACTCCATCATCGTAAAATGTTTTACGGATGATATCAGCCCAATCAACCAGTTTATCCAGGAATTTGGTATCGGGTTTGGTACCAAACTTTTCGAAATGCTTAGCTAGTATTTTCTTTTCAGTAGCTGGGCTAGCGAATTTTTGGTCAACGCTGATGGTAAACCTTTCAAGAAAAGCTTCATCAATTATAGAAGCTGCGGTATATCGTCCATCTTCTGAACCTTTACCTTTGGTATTAGCAGTAGCAAAAACGTTGAAACCTGGAGCGGGAGTTATAACCTCACCAGTCTTTTTGACTAGTACTGGTTTGCCTTCAAGGATACCTTGTAAGCACATAATCTTGTTTGTAGCTCGATCGATTTCATCGAGAAGAAGGATTGCTCCATTCTCCATTGCTTTAAGAACTGGGCCTTTAGCAAATACTGTTTCACCGTTAACAAGTCTAAATCCACCTAGAAGATCATCTTCATCCGTTTCAGGATTAACTTGCACTCTGATAAATTCGCGGTTGAGCTGCGCGCACGCCTGCTCAACCATAAATGTTTTTCCGTTACCGGACATACCAGCTACATAAACTGGATAAAACATTTCTGATTTTATAACCTTTTTAATGTCTGCGTGTGCGCCCCATGGTACGTAAGTTGGGTCAACCTTCGCAAAGGTTTTTTCTTTGTTAACAATTGATTGCGGTGCCATTGCAACCGCGGTTCCTGGAAGAGGGATTACCTCTGCTTCTCTAATAGGTTTTATTAGATGAGCAAGATCGTAGTAACCAATCCTAACCCTGTCTTTGGCATTGCAGAGTCCAATCCAATCAGACTTTTTATACCCTAATGAGTCACCAACATCTTTGATTGCTGACGTTTTAAACTCGGTTGTATCTGGAAATCTTCGGGATAATTCCTCGAGGATTTTTTGTGTAGATATTTTCACTTTATTCATAATTTAGATTCCTTATCAAATTAATTTTGTTTATAGGGTCCATTATATCATAGGTAGATATGAATGTAAACCTTTTTTTCAACTTTTTTCAATTTATTTTGCATTAAGCAACTGCCTTACCAAAGTTTGTAAGTAAGACCTTATTATTCTTTTTAGAAGATGAGAACTTTTTAAAAGCTGTTCTAATCCTAGCAGTTGAAGCATTATCATCAACCTCGAATTCATCCTCTGTAGCATCTAGTTTTTTGCCTCCCTTAACAAGATAGAATTCATCATATCCTACCGCATTCTTAAGAGAAACACATTTGTTCTTTCTATATTCTTTATTAGCATTGCTTTGATCGTAGATTTGAGCTTCATTTAATTTGTTTTTAAAATCCCATGCTCTATCTGAGATAAAGAATCCGATCGTTGTACATGCATATCTTTTAGATATATTTTTTAATAAGTCATGTGTAGCTCTATAACCATTCGCTGATAGTTCTAATAATTTCCCATCTATGTGAATCTTAGTACCAAAATAAGAATCAGTCCTAGTTTTTTTATCACGGATCATATGATCATCATAAGCATTTATATGATTTGAATCACCATCAGATAAAATAACAAGATTCATTCTGTCAACATTATGCTTCAGTTTGAAATCCTTAATTAGTCTGTGTCCTAAAATCAAAGA